CAGCATCGTTTTTTAATCGACTTGTAACTATTCTTGATCAAGAGAGAGTTGACGCTGATAAGAAAGTAATTGCAGAATTAATTAATAAACATTTTCCTGATTGGAGAAGAGTTTTAAACGAATGTCAAAGATACTCCGCAAGTGGTAAAATAGACACAGGTATCCTTGCATCATTTTCAGATATTTCAATAGATGATCTCACAAAAAACCTCAAGGAAAAGAACTTTCCGTCAGTACGCAAATGGGTTGTCGATAACTTGGACAATGATCCTGCTGTACTTTTGCGTCGTATTTACGATGCTCTTTATAGCTCCCTTAAGAACGCTAGTATCCCTGCTGCTGTTCTCATTATTGCTCGGTATCAGTACCAGATTGCCTTTGTGGCGGATCAGGAAATCAATATCCTCGCTGCTCTCACGGAAATAATGTTGGAGTGTGAATTCAAATGGATTGTTGGCATTGTGGAACAGAATTAATTTGGGGTGGTGACGCAGACCTTGACGAAGAGTTCCATCCAGAGTATGATATATATACTAACCTCTCCTGTCCAAAATGTGAGACATGGGTTGAGGTTTATCATAAAAGGGAAACAAAAGAATGATCTTTTTATCTTGTCCGCCAGTCTATACTTTGCCTGGCACTTGGCAAAAATTTGATCCAGAAACTTGTAAGGCGTATGTAATTCCACATGCTCATTTACAAGGTGGTGCTGCCTTTGCAGTATTCATTGCATTTGTTATTTTAGTATTTCTTGTGTATGGAATATACATGACCTTTGGCGCAGGCGGTAAAGATCTCAAAGATGAGATCAAAGAACATGCTCGTATGCATGAACTAGGAATTGCACATGGCCATGAAGGTGGTGGTGCAAGACCTGTGATGACTCAAAGAGCTCAAGAACAAGACTATCCACAACATCATCATGAAAAAGTGAAATGACAAAGAAAAGGACACAAAACAAAGAGAACTACTATTATTATTTTTGGAGTGCCGTTACTCTTGTAGTTGTGGCAGGACAAATATACGTTGGTAATGGTTATCGTCAAATGTCACAGGACTTGCGAGATCTTACCGCAGTGATTACAATACAAACAGAACTTGAAGAATTAAAAAGTTCTGGAATTCTTTATTAAATTATGATCTTATGTGAGTCTGATGCTGCCTATGCAGCAGACAAATTCATTGACTACTTCTCAAATATGGGTCGTATTGATGAATATCTTCGTAATGTAAAATTAGATCGAATATCAAAGATGCCTTCGTATCTGCCAGGCTGTGGGCCTGAAGAGGATATGTTTGATGACTTTGATATTCATCCACAGGATATGAACTTTAAAGTTTATTCTGCTGGAAAGGATGACAGTTTTACTAATGCATACTTCAATGAGAGACTTCAGATAACTACATCTCACTCTGTTGAAGATTCAATTCCTGGCAAGGTGTTGAAGTGGATTGTCATGGAGACAAATACAAAAAAGATTGTAGGATTTATTCGATTCGGATCACCTACAATAAACTCAAAACCTCGTAATGATTGGTTAGGTCAACCACCTGAGTTGACTCGGTTTAACCGACACTCTATTATGGGGTTTATTATTGTACCAACTCAACCATTTGGATTTAATTATCTTGGTGGTAAGTTACTTGCACTTCTCTGTTGTTCTCATGAAGCCAGAGAACAGTTAAATAGTAAGTATAACTCAGACATTTGTTTATTTGAAACAACGTCTTTGTACGGAACAACTAAATCATCATCACAATATGATGGACTCAAACCATATTTGAGATATAAAGGTTTGACTCAAAGTGACTTTACTCCGTTACTTCATGACGACACATTTAAAAATTTAAATAAATGGTTTATCGAAAGGAACAACAACAAACTCTTAGTCAAAGAGAACGCATCCAGTCGCAAACTAAAAACACAATCAAAGATGATATCAATCATCAAGAAAAGCTTGTCTTCTCAAAAGGTTGTGGAATTCCAAACTGCGATTGCAAATGCAAAGAACCTCACTGAAAAGAAAAGAACTTATTTTAGTGATTATGGTTTCGCTAATTCAAGAGAAGTTATTCGTGGAGACACTGACAAACTTGAAAAGAATCCTATCAACTTTGATAAATTTTATCAAGAGAATCTAATCAAGTGGTGGAAGAACAAAGCCTCCAAAAGATATGATAATCTTAAATCAAATAACAACCTTAGAACAGAATTAGAAGTCTGGACTAAGAATCACGACATAGACATAATACGATGATCCGAACAATTATCCGAAACATTCCAGTAACTGATATTGGAAGAGATTTCACAACAGAAGAAAAGATCAGAGCAATGACCTACACTAAACCAGAGGTTGATGCAATGATTTCTGACGCTGTGAAAGAAGCAATAGATGAAGCAAGAAAAATTGATGAAGAGTCAATGGCAAAACATAATCGTGATGCCACCGTCATCAGTATGATTCTTGGATTTACTACACTTGCATTATTCGTAGATGGTTTACTTCGTTTATTGGGTATTATTCCACCCTTTATGGAGATGGATATTAACTTACTTGACAAAATTGTAGAGAAAGTCGAGACTGATGTTATAGATAAGATACGACAAGTACCAATTCAAAAACTTTTGAAAAGATAATGAGTGATCTTCTAACTTTCGTTTATTTTTTAGGTTTCGTGGCCGTGACAGGAGCCACGTTCGCATATACATGGAAGTTGATGACCAGCACTCTTGATGATTTCAATAAACCGATTAAAAAACAAAACATACATCCAGAGATGTCTGATGTTCAATCGGGTGAGGAGTTATTAGTTTTCAAAGGTATTGACAATGATGACGACGACGATGAAGATGTAATCATTATCAGAAAATGAATAACAATTACGATGGATGGAGATCTGAATACATAGATATCAAATCCTATCAATTGAATAAATTCCAAGTTGAATTACTAGAACATGGGCCTAAAAGTCTTTCACAATCTTGGATACTTCAAGCTATGTTCTCCGACTGGAAAAGAATTAAGGGAATCAAAAGTGATGATCCCAAAGAAAACAGAGGACAAATGCAATCCTCATTAAAAGAATTTTTTGAAAAAATTGACCAACGTGACCAAGGTATTTAATTATGAATGAAGAACCGACAGACCTGTATGAAGACATGAGAACTTTAAATAGTCTTTATGAAGAACTATGTTGGGATCATCATGAAGTCTTGGAGTTTATTCCAGACTTTAAAAATGACAGAATTATTATTAAACGCAAAACTACATTATGAATAAATTTTCACCCTCACATTATCAAAGAGGTAAGATTCAAGTTTGGGATTTTATCGCAGATCAAGAACTTGACTTCTTCGCTGGTAACGTTATAAAATATGTTTGTCGTGCTGGTCATAAAGATCAGGAAGGTGAACTTGATGACCTTAAGAAAGCAAAGGTCTATATTGATAAAAAAATTGAGTTATATAATGGCAGATCTTAAAGATTGGTTAAATTCTATTAATGTTACTAAGAATAATTTAATTGATGAGGATCCTGATTTAGAAAAAGGATATCCCTCTTACATTATCAATAGATGTTTATCAGGTCAGATTGATTCTGTGATGTTTGCAAATGAAATAAACAAACATCCTAATCTATCAAAGAAGTTACAGTATGATTTTTTTCTAAATAGTCTTAGGAAAAGGAAGAGATACTCTCCTTGGATTCGTAAAGAACAAATTGAAAACCTAGATCTTGTAAAAAAATACTACGGTTATAGTAGTGAAAAAGCAAAACAGGTTTTAAATATTTTGACTAAAGAACAACTCTCGTTTATTCGAGATCGACTTGATACTGGAGGAAAAAAATGAACTCGATTGTTGAGCCTGAGATCAAGTGGTCTCCAGAGCAGATGATTGAAATTGTATTGAATGAACCCGATGATTTCCTAAAAGTTCGTGAGACGTTGACACGCATAGGTGTCGCATCCAGAAAGGAAAAGAAACTCTATCAATCTTGCCACATTCTTCATAAGCAAGGCAGATATTATATCGTTCATTTTAAAGAACTATTCGCTCTTGATGGAAAGAGAGCAAACATCACTGTGAATGATGTACAAAGAAGAAATCGCATCATTCAACTGTTATTAGATTGGGGTCTTGTATCCGTGGTGGATACGACTAAGGTGACTGACATCGCACCTCTTAATCAGATCAAAGTTATATCTTATAAAGAGAAGGGTGACTGGAACCTAGAAACCAAGTATAATATTGGTAAAAGAAAAAAACCAGAGGAGGAGTAATGTCTGATTTAAGAAAAGATGTTGACAACTTACTAAGAGAAGTTGTAGGTGATTACAAGAATGATAAAGATTCTAAGAAGAATCTAAATGAAGAAAATGATGAAAAGGAATTATTGAATGACTGAGACTTTACACAGAACTACATTATTAAATCTACTTAAAGAAAACGCATATAAGAAAGGAGAGTTTACTTTATCATCTGGTGAAAAATCAGAACATTATGTAAACTGTAAACCTGTCACATTATCATGTGAAGGTAACGCTCTTCTATCACATTTAATGATTAAACATGTTGAGGATACAGCAGTTGCAGTTGGAGGTCTTACTCTAGGTGCAGATCCTTTGGTGTGTGGTGTTGCACAAAAGGCATACTATTCTGGAAAACATATTGATGCTCTTATTGTCAGAAGAAATCCAAAAGGACATGGAACAAAGGAAGTGATTGAAGGACATAAACCACCTAAAGGTTCTGTTGTCACCGTTCTAGAGGATGTAACCACCACTGGTAGTAGTGCAATCAAGG